AGATGTAACGTTTAATGTTATCGCTGTAGCTATCATTTACATGCATATCTACACCGTAAAGTTTATCAGTGAATTCCTGCAGAAGCAACAGATTAAGAAACAGTTCGGCACATATCTCAGCCCAGACCTGGTTGCGAGATTGCAAAGACAGCCTGATCTCTTAAAACTCGGTGGAGAATCTCGCGACCTTTCGATTATGTTCACCGACGTTCGAGGATTTACTACAATCTCTGAACACTATGGAGAAGATGTTCAAGGTCTCACTTCAATCATGAATCGTTACATGACGGTCATGACAAGAGCGATCCTTGAAAACCATGGGACACTTGATAAGTATATTGGTGATGCGCAGATGGCATTCTGGAACGCACCGCTTGATAATAATAAGCACGCTTTAGATGCAGTTCGAACTGCCTTTCAGATGCTAAAAGATTTGGAGACTTTCAATGAAGAAATTACAAGAGAAGGCATTCCAGCTTTCGGTATGGGCCTTGGTATTAACACTGCCACTGTGGTTGTCGGTAATATGGGCTCTGATCAACGTTTTGATTATACTTGTCTGGGCGACGGGGTTAATCTGGCTGCTCGTCTCGAAGGTCAGACCAAGCCTTATGGAGTCAAACTCATCGTCGGACCACAAACGGCCGAATCGGTGGGGAATGTATACCAAGTAGTCGAACTTGATCTCATTGCTGTGAAAGGCAAAAAAGAACCTGCGCGCATCTACACCGTTCTTGATGTTGCTGACAGCGCTGGAGAACTTCTGCATAAAAAGTTCCTCGAACTCTATCGACAAGGTGAATGGGATGCAGCTCTCAATGTTGCCAAAGCTCTTAAGAGCTGCTGGAACGAAGAGCTCAATGCCTACTATGCCATGATGGAAGAACGCATTGAGAATCTGAAATTTGAAGAACCCCGGGAATGGGATGGAATTTATCGCGCTACCTCAAAATAAGCATGTACATTTTATGAAAAACTTGATAAGGTGGACCTATGATGATGAGGAACAAAAATATGAACATCACAATCACCGGCATGATTGGTAAGCTTAAAGAGCAGAAGCTCCTGCGGGAAGCCACAGAGTTTTTTGCCAATCAGCTGATGGATCCTCGCATGGTCCGCAACCTCACCCTCGACATCGAAGTTTATAACAACCTTGATGTTGAAGGTGAATGTGTCGATGAAGAAGGCATTCGCAATCCTCGGTGGTTCACCATCGGCCTCAAGAGCCAAGACATCGATGCCATGATCAAGACTCTTGGCCATGAGATGGTCCACGTCAAGCAACATGCCAAGAACGAGTTGCAGACCGGCCATGCGGTTGCTGCACGCGGCGGTCTTAAAATCTACAGTAAGTGGATGGGTGAAATCTGGAAGCCAAAGGGCAAAGAAGATGCATACTTCGATGCTCCTTGGGAGATAGAAGCGTATGGCCGCGAAGTTGGCCTTTATGCAAAATGGTTGAATCGTTAATTGAAAGGAATTTGTTATGAAGATTGTTAAAGATATTTTTGATGCAGTGTTTAGTTTTGGAGGTTTTGTGATCGTTACCTGCATTCTGGTAGTGTTTATTTTTGTAACGATTATTAATCGAGAAAATGCAGAGAATGCTCTGATTAAGGCAACCACGAAGGCTTGTTACGACGGTGGCCTAATTAAGGTCGATACCGACGCAGGTGCCTACTGTGTTGCTCCTGAGAATCTCGTAAGGGTACAGGTGAAGCCATGATTGAAGCGATTTTATAATGACTGAGCGCGTAGGTATTGTAGCGAGTTGTTTTGATCTATTTCATGCAGGTCATATCCTGATGCTGATGGAAGCAAAGCAAGAATGTGATCGACTAACTGTGGCTCTTCAATCTGATCCTACTCTTGATCGGCCTGAGAAGAACAAACCAGTTCAAGGTTTATATGAGAGATATTTACAGATAAATTCTTGTAAGTATGTTGATCAAATAATTCCATACGACACAGAAGCCGATCTTTATAATCTACTGGCCGGTTTCGAATGGGATGTGCGTTTCCTCGGATCTGATTATATCGATCGTACTGATTTTACTGGTTATGATCTTGAAATTCCGATCCACTACTGTGTTCGCAAACACGATTATAGTTCTTCCAACTTACGTGAACGTATTGCTAAATCGGAGAAAAAGAAGTGAGCAAATGGTCTGAACGATTCATGCATCTTGCCGAGCATGTGGCTACGTGGTCGAAAGATCCTTCTACTCAGGTAGGATGCGTGATTGTCGATAAGCATAATCGTGTGGTATCGTTGGGCTTCAATGGATTTCCTCGCGGTGTCAAGGATATCGTTAATCGATATGAAGACAAAGAAACAAAATACCTCTTCGTAGCACATGCAGAGCGAAATGCACTTGATAATGCACCGCTCTCTGTCGAAGGTTGCACGCTCTACAGTCCTCTGTTGCCGTGTAACGAGTGCGCCAAGTCGATCATTCAGAAAGGTATCACGAAGGTGGTATCATATGAACCTATAGAAGATCGGCCATATTTGCGTTGGGACATCACAAAAAAGATGTTTCATGAAGCAGGTGTTCAACTTTATCTGATAAATAAAACCGTCACGCCAAATGGGTGACAAACTTAAACTCGCTAAATTAGGAGAATATAATGACTAAGTATATCGCCGCAGGCCTGTTGGCCGCCCTCATGACCACCGGTATCGTCTCTTCGGCCGCTTTTGCTTCGCCAAAGGCCCGTTTTGCTGTACTGGATGTTAATCATGACCACACACTTACATACGAAGAACTGACTGCTCGCGGTTGCAAGCTCAAGCGTGGTATCTTTAACTACGCTGATGAAAATCAGGATGGAGTCCTTACTCGCTATGAGTATAACTCCAACTACACCCTCTTCACACGTTGCAAGTAAGGGAGAGGAATGCCATGATTAAAGATAATCCATTTATGAAAGTAAATGAATTTCAACGTTTCTTTGTAGGATTCGATCCTCTCATCGATCGTTTGGCAGCTGCTGCGGAGCAAACTGCAAAGCTCGCCCAAAACTATCCTCCGTACAACATTAAGAAGGTCGACGAGAATAAGTACATTATCGAACTAGCCGTTGCTGGTTTCGCTAGACAGGATCTCGAGATCGAAATTAATGATGACAAGTTGATTATTAAGGGCAATACACATGCCGGTGAACCTGCAGAGCAGGATTCGAAGGGTGAGTGGACGTGGCCACAGTTTCTGTATCAGGGTTTAGCTCAGCGCCCCTTCACTCGTACCTTCAATCTTGCAGATAATGTAGAGATTCGTGGTGCAACACTTCTCAATGGTATTCTTAAGGTTGCTCTGGAAGCTATTATTCCTGAGCATAAGAAACCAAAAAAAGTGGAAATCAACGATATAGAATATCCGTCACAAGCTGCCGAATTCTTGGCAGAAGGTAAGACTAAGTAAAAAGAAGGGGAGCGAAAGCTCCCCTTCAACTTATCCCCAATTGGCGTATTGTTTTGTTTTCTTTAGACGATCGTCAAGACCATGTGTACCGCCGTTCACTCGCTTTGTAATCTGAGTGATCACAGCATCTGTTACGCCTTTGTCTGCAACTGCAAGCAATCCATTTTTACGGAAGAACCATAATGCAGACTCAAAAGCCAACTCACCAACCACAAGATCAGGATTCTTCAAGACGTCCGGACGTTTTACGTCAGCGGCAAAAGCTGTATAGTTGTCTTTCCCGGTCAGTTGGATCGGGCCTCGACCACGATACTTCCAGCCATCTCCAGAGGCTTCTGCGCCGTTCCCCATCCGATTAGCATACACTTTGTTTGCAATCTTCTCTGGCTTCCGTGCATAACCTGCAGTCGATGCGATTGTCGGAAAGTACTTCTTAAAGATGCCATTAAGTCCCTTATCTGAGTAATTCAGATTCTCGGAGAATACCTTAAAGCCACCTGACTCGTGTGCACACTGACCGAAGAAGTGAGCAGCTTGGTTGTTAGTTAGCTTGAAGTAATCTCTCGCTGCCTTATATGTGCCAGGTCCCCATTTACCATCGGCAGTAATGCCGCATTTAGTTTGGAGCGCAGCCAGTGGACCAAGACCAGATACATTTGAAGGAGACGAAGGAGCAGGAGCTTGCTTTGGCGCTGTGGCGATTGAAGGAGCCCCAGCTGCCTTT